AAATCTATGTATGCAATCAGACGGTCGTTCGTTACCGTGTCATCATAGATAACTCCGGCTCGTACCGCTGACAACGTGGAACTGGTCCACGATACGTCATCTGCGTCCCATTTAATTGTGCCTGTCCCATCAGAACTACTGGTCATGGCAACACTCGTAAGAGCTTCACCACCAGCCGTGTACCCGGTACCCGAAATTTCGTTTGTTACATCTGATTTGTTTGTGTGAGTTTCAAAGTTCGGGGAGTAAGAAGCGTTGACCAACATGCACTTAAACGTGTCATTGTCCATGTCAAGTGCGAGATCGTTCTTAAACGCAGCTTCAAAAGTCTCAACGTAAAGACCACTAGCCATTAGCAGTACCTGTTCCTTGGATCGGCTTTGGCCTAATCGTTACATCACCGTTTGGTTTTTGCATTCTTTTTCTTTCTTGCGGCAGCAGCAGCCTTTTTACCTTTAGGGGTATAAGGATACTTCTTTCCTTTAACGATAGGCATGATTGAAATGATAGCAGAGGATAATGGAGGGACCGGGGAAAGGGGGAAAACCCGACCCCTCCACGCCTCTATGGCGTTAACTAGGCGTTATCGCCAATGCTGGATGATGCTTCTACACGTTGCATACAGGCTTCTCGGAAGATGCCGTAGCCAACGAGGTGGTACCAACCAATTGGGTTGAACCGACGCAGAGTGTCAGTCACAGGACCTACAACAATGCTTGGCTCAGGCCCGAATCCGGGTGCACGAGAGAACGCTTTTGCGAGCGCTTGACGGCCACAGATAAGGGTTTGGTAAACATCGACATTGCTTGTGCCACCATCTTCAATTAGACCGGCACGTGGATTTTCGATGTATTCGATGCCGTTAAAGGTACCGATTGAACCTGCACGGACGGGGGCTCCGTCTTGGTACAGTTGGTACTGGATAACGTCAGTTACCGCTGTGTCTCCACGAAGGTCGTAGGAAACGTCAGGGTGAATGATCGCCATGTAGTTTCCGTTTTCCCAACCGGGAGCGTTACGGGTACGAAGCTGTGCGACGGCTTTACGGCCTTCGGCAGCGGTGTAGTTGTTCGCATCGGTAATTGCGCCACGGCTTGTTTGACCGACATACGTTACGTTTGTGCCAGCATTGGCAACATCTGAAACGATTTTGTCGAGCGAGTCAGCCATGTTGTAGCCAACGATGTTGGCTGCATCAGCATCTACGTTCAGGAACGATGTCCCACGCACTTTAGCGGTCGTGATAACAGCATTACCGTATTCTCCGAGAGTTACGGTTACTGCGCTATCAGTCAACGCAACAGCGGTCACATCTGTAGCTTCTGTAAGAGCCGTAGTTGCTTGCGCCATGTCAGCGTAGAACGTGAATTGGACACCCGAACCGTTATGGCTCTGGGCTGTTGACCTGACATCAGCGATCATTTCGAAAAGAGGCTGCGAACGTAAAGCAAAGTACGCAACCTGATCGAACGCCGTTTTTACCTGATCGTCAAGTGTGGTGGTGGTTGTATATGCCACTTGGAATCCTAATTGTTAGGACTCCATTGATTCAGAGATTTAGGCTGTTGCTCCCCATAAAATCCCTTGGCTTTCCATCAAGCGACGAAGTTCATCTGGATCTTTCGTTGCTATGATCTGGGCTTCAAGATCGGTAGGTGACACTGGATCTCCACCTTCTCCGGCTGCTTGGATACGCTGTTCAGCTTGAACTGTGTCTTGTATCATTGCTTCAGCTTCAACGGGGGAAGAACCCTCCCCTAAAAACCCGGCACTCATAGCTTCCTGACGGATAGCTTCAGCGTCGAGTTCGCCGTCGTAACCTTTAACAAAATACTTAACACGAGGATCTTGAAGATCCAATCCTGCGGAACGAAAAGTATCTCGGCGTTGGTAACCAGAAAGTTGTTCTTCGGCAACTGAAGCTCTCGCTTCGGCTTCCGATAAACGATTTTCTAAATCACGTCGCCAGTTCGGTTTCGATTCAGATGTACTGGCAGCACCGCTATCACTGATACCAGTGGAGTCGGAATCTGTCATATGTCACTCACCTATCGTTACGCATCCTCAGCGGTGGAACCTTGGATGGGGGGTTTTGAGTTAGCTCACCCTTCTGGGGCCAACCACAAAACCATTATAGCAACTATTAAATACTAGTTGTCAAGTCTTATGTATCTGCCGCACCCAACCCGTAAGCGCCTTGACCGCTTATAGCTATACCGGCACTACGGTCAAAGTCTGCAACACGGCCTTGAAGTCTACGTTGGAAGTTCTTTCTGCCAAGCCCTGTACCCCATCGGCCAGCAGCAAGTTCATCACCGCTCATTGCTTGGCTTGTTAATGTTGCTTCGGTTAAACCTTTGAGTGGTGACAACGCTTGGGAAACTTCTCGGGCTTGTATGTCTTGGTTCCACATCCATTCAGAACCTTCTTGCGAAATAGCTGAACCAACTACTCGTTGAGCCGTCCCTGCTAATGTCGCTGCACCGAGTTGGCGTTTTGCTTCCACAATGTTTTTTGTTCTACCCGGATCAAGGAAAGCTGAAACAAGATCCCCCGGCGAAAAGTTATATCGGGCTTCCAAAATTGCTTTTACTTCAGGGCTTGCTTCATTCACGGCTTCTTCTGCTGTTTGTACCCGGCTGCGCCATTCTGCTAAAGAAACATCGCCAGCTATTAACGCAGTAACACCATCTTCTCCTACTGTTTTACCAGTTCCAGCTAAAAAGTCAGGGTCCATGCCTGCTGCTGCGGCTATTTGTGTGTAACCACGATTTAATTGCATGTATTCTTCTTCAGAAATTTCGGTGAACCCACGTTCACGCCGAACTTTCATGGCAGGAAACGCTTTATCATAAATCTCTCGAACATTTGGGTCTGTTCCGTAACGCATCTCTATAACAATGGCGTCGCCAGTCATCCCTTGTTCTGCCATACCCATTGCCCAATCAGTTAAACCACCTAAGTTAAACCGATTCAAAAAACCTTTCATTACTGATTTAGCACCAGCAATTCCCTGAGCTTTAAGCCATTCTAAGTAGGCTTTATAGTCATCAGAGGGTCCTTTTTTCGGTGGTTTTGCCTTGACGGGATCGCCATACGCATCTACTGGAAGGCCACCGGGAGTAGCAAAACCAGTATCCCCAAACGCTCCTCTAGTGTCAGTCCAAATATCTCCTGTTTCAAAATCATTCGGATTTATGCGTTGGCCTGTTACGGGATCTGTTGTGTAATATCCGCCACCACCAAACGTCTGGGTTTTGCCATCTCCAGAAAGCGTTCCTCGCGCATACCCCGGATTAAACGTTTCATTCCACCAACCTGTAGATGAATCCCAACGAGTACCTGTTGGGTCAACCCTTAATCTGGCTTGATAACGATCTTGCTCGGTGATTTCATCAATAGTTTTGCGAGTTACACCAGTGTCATAATCTTCGACAGCCATTACGCCATAACTCCCATAGTGCGACCAATAGTACCAACAAGATCATACGCAGCATTAATAGCGTTAGGAGTCATGTCGTACTCTTCAGTACCACGTAAATAACGGGCAAAACCAGCACCAGTAATGTTGCCATCACCACTACCTAACTCCATTCCAAGCGATTTATGGGTACCATCCCATTCTGGCATATACCCCATAACACTACGGAAAATAGAGTTATAGCTACCCAATATGGCTAAAGGTGTGCGTCCTGCTTCAATCCGGTCTGCCCATGCAGGATACAAGTCTGCTGATTCTGATGCGAGCCCAGCTTCTATCGTGGTTATATCTGTTTCGCCACGCCATATCCGTCTATTGGTATCTGAGATTACATCAGGGTCTGGGTCTATCAAATATTGTCGGTAAAGATCGTTGATTTCTTGGCGAGTAGCGTTGATTTCGCTAGCTACCGGTGCGTCTGCACCGAACTCCATATCTTCTCGTTCGGAAATAGCGTCTCTGATGGCGTCATCAGACCAACCAGCTAGCCATGCGTCACGAGCAAAATCTAAAAGCTCTACCTCCGTAGCTACAATCCCAGCTTCGTCAAAGATTTTTTCGACTTTAGTAACATACTTCTCAATGAGATTTCGGCGTCGGCCTGTGTACTCATCACCTTCCCCAGCTTGGAACCAATCGTTTTCTCTGGCCCCTCGGCCTTCTTCGCTATCAAAAAAATGTTGAGTTTGTTGATAAAGGTTTTGAATCCATAGCCCTAAAGCTGGGTCCTCATCTTCGAAAAAGAATGGTTTCCCTGCAATAAAAAGTTCTCGTCTTTTTTCAGCTTCGATTAAATCAACGATGTTCCAAATTTCGCCTTCAAATTCAACATCCCCATCTGGGTTACCACGAAGAAATTCATAGTCATTACCAAAATCTACGCTAATTACTTCTGGAGATTCTGGGACTCCATCTACCATTTCTTGCGTACCCTCTGGCACATCCGGGTAGCCTTCCCGATTCCGTTCGTCAATAATTTGTTCAAGAATTGAATGCAACTCGGCTCGGTCAGCACCTTCATCTCTGCGTGTGTGATAAAAATTTTCGAGTTCTATTTCTCTTTCGGAAGGCCCCACCGAAAGTAAATCAGCTTCTGTTGGTGTGTGTACCCCAACATTCCAAGAGTTGTCAGGTTGCTGCGGAATTTTTTCGTCATATTGAAATGAAAATTCGCCGTACTCGTCGAGAAAAAGATCGTCAGCAAATTCGGTACTTTCTGCCCATATCCGTTGAGCACGTTCATTATCCTCGAACCCACCGTTATCGGGATGGACAGACCATGCAGAATAATCTTCCCTATTCCACATAATTTCCATAGCTTTAATATTTTTTTCAATAAGTTCTTCTTCAGTCACACCTTTACGTGGCGTGTAACTATAAGAACCATCCGCATTTTTTGTGCGAGTAAGCCCAAAGTATGCAGCTAACCCAGCTACTGTCGGCAGCCCATCTTTTTTAGTTGGTATACCAAGTGATTTAGCTCGCTGATCTCCAGCGGCACCTTTTGTGAAATTGATTTGGAAAAGCCCCCACGAATCATCTCCATCGTCGCCACCTTCTTGGTGCCGATTAACTGACTCGAAAAGAAAACTAGATTCTCCTCGTGCTATGGCAATAAAGTTATAAATCTCGGCGTTGTTAAACCCACGAGCTTTAAGAGCATTGGCTAAGGTTTCTGCGTTGACTGCACCCATTAGACTTGCTGTCCTCTCCCTGCCATCGCTCGCCCTAAATGAGCACGACGTACTGCCATACCTTTGGCAACTACAGCTTCTTCAAATTCTGGAGCATCTTCAATACGTGTTTCTATTCCTTCAAGAATTTCTGCTTGGGAAAGCGACTGCCCCATATTTGTGCGTTGGATATCTTCAATCCATCCATCAATCATGTCAGAAAACCCAGCCACCTCTGACATTCCTGTCAAATTAGATAAGGCTCGTCGCCCAAGTTCACGACCATATTCAGCAGTAATTTGGGTGACCATCCCAGCGTCAACAGCCATATCGAAAAGATCGTCTTGGAAAGACCCTAAAGATTCTGGTTTGTCAAGAACTGTTGTTGGGTTAAAAGTATCTCCTAAATCGGCATACCCTCGGTTGAGTTGCCGAGCACGGCTTTCCGCTGCATTAGACATTTTGATAATTGCTGCTTCAACTACATCATCATCATAAATCGAGTCAGGGTTAATAAACATTTCCCGACCCAAAACTTGGTATGTGTATGATCCGTTTGCTTGGTCGCCTAAAGCAAGACCTTGTGCAATTTTACGCTTACCTTCTTCGTCTTGTTTATTGTAAATACCAATAGCGTCGCTGACTGTAAACGGAGCATCTTTTTCTACGATGCTAATAAATTGATAGTTGTCTGGGAGTTTTCGACGGT